ACAATATAGAAAAAGTAAAATTGGAAAAATAGTAGTAAAAAATGCTTATAAAAAATGGTCTAAATCAGAACATGGAAGATTATATAATTTAATTAGATCAGCAAATAGAAGAGCATTAAAATTAAAAGCCACTCCAAAATGGAGTAATATAAATAAAATAAAAGAAATTTATAAAAATTGTCCAAAAGGCTATCATGTTGATCACATTATACCATTAAAAGGTAAAAATGTTTCTGGATTACATGTTTATTGGAATTTACAGTATCTTAAATCTAATATAAATATGTCTAAATCCAACAAAATATTAGATAAAAATATATGTTGGTAATATTAAAAAATTAATATATTCAATTATATTAACAAATTATTAATAATTTCATGGCAAGTATAGTAGAAATATGCAATGGTGCTTTAAATCAATTAGGTGCATCTACAATCTTAACACTTACAGAAGATTCTAAAAATGCAAGACTTTGCAATGCTAGATATTTGAATGTAAGAGATGCAGTATTTAGACATCATCCTTGGAACTGTTTATTAAAAAGAGCTCAACTACCAGCTGATACAGAAACACCAGCTTGGGGATTTACAAAACAATTTACATTACCATCAGACTGTTTAAGATTAATTAAAATTTTAGATTACGAATCTGATCACGTTGTAGAAGGTAGAAAAATTTTATCTCACGCATCTTCTATGAAAATATTATACATATCAAGAGTTGAAGATCCTAACGAATACGATCAATTACTAAGAGAAGTTTTAAGTGCTGCGTTAGCTGCTGATATTGCTTATGCAGTAACTTCATCTAATCCAGTAGCTCAGCAAATGTATTCATTGTATCAAGAGAAATTAAAAGATGCTAGATTCGTAGATTCAACAGAAGGATATAATACAGATCAAGAAATGGGTATGGCATCTGTAGTAGATTCAAATACGTTTATTAACTCTAGGTTTTAAAAACCATGGCTAGAGTTGCTGTTCAATTAACAAACTTTACAGGTGGAGAATTATCACCACGTTTAGATGGTAGAAATGATCTAACTAAATACGCATCTGGTTGTAAGACATTACAAAACATGGTTGTTTATCCTCATGGATCTGCAGCTAGAAGACCAGGCACAACATTTGTAGCAGAAGTTAAAACATCATCTGCATTTACAAGATTAATTCCTTTTGAATTTTCAACAACACAAACTTACATTTTAGAATTTGGAAATTTATATATTCGTTTCTATAAAGATAATGGTGCAATATTAGAATCAAGTAAAACTATAACAGGAATTACACAAGCTAACCCTGGTGTTGTTACATCTTCATCGCATGGTTTTGCTAATGGAGATACAGTTGTTATTTCTGGTGTTGTGGGAATGACACAAGTAAATGGTAAAAGATTTAAAGTTGCAAGTGTTGCAACAAATACATTTCAATTACAAGATATAGATGGCAACAATGTTAATACATCTTCTTACACTGCTTATACATCAGGTGGAGTTGCAAATAGAGTTTATACATTAACAACAACTTACGAAACTGCAGATCTACCAGATTTAAAATTTGCTCAATCAGCTGACGTTATGTACATTTGTCATCCTGATTTTCCACCAAGAAAATTATCAAGAACTGGTCATACCTCTTGGACTATTACAGATGTTGATTTTTCTAATGGACCATTCTTAGATCATAATATTACAACAACAACAATGACACCATCACATAAAAACGTTGGTGATACTGTTACAGCAACATTCTCAGCAGTTACTGGTATTAATGATGGTAATGGTTTTACATCTGCTGATATTGGAAGAATAGTTCATTTTAATACTGGTCATTTTGAAATTACATCTATTACATCTACAACAGTAGTTGTTGGAACTGTTATTAAAGATTTAGGTAAGACCACTGCAGATACTGACTGGGCTTTAGGTGCGTGGTCAGAATATACAGGTTATCCTTCTTGCGTAACTTTCTATGAACAAAGATTAGTATTTGCAGGAACTGAACATCAACCACAAACTTTATTCTTTTCTAAATCAGGTGATTATGAAAACATGGATGATAATTATCATGGTACAGTAGCTGATGATGATGCAATCATTTATACAATCGCTTCTAACCAAGTTAATGCAATTAGATTTTTATCTGCAACACGAACACTAATCGTTGGCACAGTAGGTGGAGAATTTTCAGTATCAGGTGGTGGTACAGATGATCCTGTAACTCCAACAAACATTCTTATTAAAAAACAATCTAACCATGGTTGTGCAAATATAGATGCTATACCAGTAGGTAACGTAACTCTGTTTTTGCAACGTGCTAAAAGAAAGATTAGAGAACTAGCTTATAACTTTGATGTTGATGGTTATGTTGCTCCTGACATGACTATTCTTGCTGAACATATTTCAGAATCTGGAATTAACTCTATGTCTTATCAACAAGAACCTAATCAAGTTATTTGGTGTGTTAGATCAGATGGAAGATTAGTTGGTTTAACTTATCAAAGAGAACAACAAGTTGTTGCTTGGCATCAACATATATTTGGTGGTGCATTTGGAAATGGTATTGCAGTATGCGAATCTATAGCTACTATTCCAACAGATGATAAAGAATATCAAACATGGGTTGTTATCAAAAGAACAATCAATGGTGTAACAAGACGTTATGTTGAATACATCAATCAATTTGATTTTAATGAAACAGATAATACAGAATTTAATTTCTTAGATTCACAACTTGCTTACTCTGGATCTGCAACTACTACAATTACAGGATTAGATCATCTTGAGGGACAAGTTGTATCTGTTCTTGCAAATGGTGCAACACATCCAGACAGAACTGTATCTGGTGGATCTATTACTTTAGCAAGATCATCTACTAAAGTTAAAGTTGGATTAAAATATACATCACTATTACAAACTATGAGATTAGATGCTGGAGCTCAAAATGGTACATCTCAAGCTAAAACAAAAAGAATATTTAATATCTCTATTAGATTATATGAATCTATTGGTGTTGAAGTTGGTCCAGATTTAAACAATATGGAAGCTATACCATTTAGATCTTCTGCTAATCCTATGGATCAAGCTATACCAGTATTTACAGGTGATAAAGAAGTAGAGTTTAGAGGCAACTATGAAACTGATGGTTTTATATATGTACGTCAAACTCAACCTTTACCTTTAACAATTTTATCGTTATACCCAGAATTAATAACAAATGACTAATAGATTAATTATAATTCCTTATATTTCAGATCATGGTAAAATAATCATGGAATCCCAAATGAACCACATGCTTACTCAAAGAGATGCTGAGTTTATTAAAAAAGATAATAATGTTGAATGTATGAGTTTAGAACAAGATGGTTTAGCATTTACAGGATTAATTAATAATGAAGTTATTGCATCAGCTGGTATGAAAAGAGTATGGGGTAATGTAGCTGAGGGTTGGTTTCTTGGTAAAAATGATGTATGGAATCATCCAATAACAATTGCGAAAGCAGTTAAACAAAATTTAGATCATTTAGCTAAAACAAATAATATTAAAAGATTACAAACTGCAGTTCGTGCAGACTTTGGAATTGGAATTAGATTTGCTAAATGGTTAGGATTTACTAATGAAGGATTAATGAAGCACTACGGATTTGATGGTAGCGATCATTATAGATTTGCGAGGATTTACTAATGGCACAGGCAATACCTTTTGTACAATTAGGCTTTCAAGTAGTTCAAGCTAAAAATCAAAGTGCAGCTGGAAAATATAATCAACAAGTTTATAATAGAAATGCACAGATAGCTGAACAAGAAGCAGCACAAATAGAAAAACAAAATGAAGTTGATTTACAAAGATTTGATCAAAAATTTTCACAACTTCAGGGACAAACTAAAACTAGAATTTTAACATCTGGTGCAGATTTATCTGGATCTGGATTAAGAATATTACATAATAATGATACACAAGCACAATTAGAAAGAAACACAATTACTTACAATTCTAAAATAGCACAACAATCTAAATTTAATGAAGCTAACTTTGCGAGAATACAAGGTGGAGTTGCTAGACAACAAGGTAGAGCAGCAGCTTTAGGAACATTAGCTAGTGCCGCTTTTTCTTTTGGTCAATCAAAACCTGGTCAAACATTACTAGGAAGTGTACCTAACCCATTCGCTTAAACTATGCCAAAAATACCTACATTTACAGCACAGACAAGAATTACTTCAGATGTTGCTGATATTAAAACTCAATACCAAGCACCTTTAACTGGTGGACCCATTGCTCAATTGATTCCAGCAATGCAAAAATTAAGTGATTATTATGTTGCTCAACAAGATTTAACAGAAAAAGTTGAAGCTAAAAAAGAAACTTTTATTATAAAAGGCGAAGCAGATAAATTTTTAAAACAAGAAGAAAATAATTTTAATGAAACAAATGCTATTCAAAATTTTTCTAATAAATGGGAACAATTAACAAAACAAAAATTATCTAATATTTCTAATCTTGGCGTAAGAGAAAGAATAAAACAAAATTTAGATCTTGAGTATGGTGATTACATTTACAATATTAAAAAACAATCATTCAAAGCATTAGAAACTGAAAGCACAAATACTTACAATACTGAACAAAATACTTTAGCTGCTAAGTATCAAACTTATAAAGACAATCCTATTATTAAAGCACAAGTTAAAACACAAATGTTAGACAATGCAACTGACTTTGTTAAGTCTATGCAATTATCTCCAATAGATGAAATTAATAAAAGAAATGCTGTTGAACGTGATTTGTTTTTATTAGATTTAGATTCAGTTATTGGAACTACAAATGCTAAAGAAAACTTTGCTAAGATGGATGAAGCATTTGGTGCTACAAGATTTGTTAAAGATGATGAATTATCAAAAGCATTATTTATTACTTATAAAGAAAAGATTTCTAAGATTGCAGTTAAAGGAGATCCTAATTCTGATTACGATAGAGCAATACAGATAGCATTGCTCTATCGTAATC